CTTACGAGAAGAGATTCCAATACGGGTAAGAGTTTCTTTAACTTTGAGGAAACTGTCTGGCGTGGGTAGAACTACCTCTACGCCGACACCTCTAAAAATGTCTTCGTTGTCCATGATACATATTCACCTTTTTTATTTTAATAATCTTTATGGCTAATAACCAATAAAACTATTTATAGGATTTTAAACCTTAACCACCAATAACGAGTCGTTCATGTACAGATTTCAATTGTTCCTTAGTAAGGACTTTTAAATACATTTTTGCTACAGTGCGATTACACTCGTAAACTTCTTGTATTGCATCTAGATCATTATTCTTTTCGGCTTTATGCCATTTGGAAAATCTTTTGCGTTTCCTTAAAACACTGCGATAATATTCAAACTGAGCACCTGGAAAGAGTTCATGTCTCTGATTCATTTCATTGGCATGAAGAATTGTATCTTCAAAATAAGTGAAGCCACGATTTACAATAAAAGCATTATATTGTTTTTCTGTAAGTTCTGGATTATCACTTTCACCAATAATGTCTTTTTTACTGTGTGAAGCAGCATTCATAAAATCGAACGGACTAAGATCTTTCATCAAGCACCTCTATTAATTCTTTGGATAGTGAATCGAATTCCTTACCACAGGTTTCACATAATGTAACTTTATGTTTACCTTCAGCAGTATTCATTTCCACTGTCCACGCCTTCTTTTTTGTTGTCGTAGTATTACAATTAAAACATCTGGTTTTTAACATTATACAAACTCGGATTCAATCATTACCTCTGTGAGGAATGCAACCATATTAATTTCTTGGTCTGCGACAAAGTTTGCCTTGTACATATAATCGGCAAGAGTCACAATAAAACCTGCTTGAGTTCTAAATTCAACCTTTTTGGATGCCGCGTCATATATGCGTCTGAACATTTCGTTCATATCCTGGTCTGAATTGTTTGCAACCCATTTACGCATTTCAGTAAAGTTTTTATCCTTTAGGAATTTAAATAGTGCGTCAATAGATTCTTGTTTAATATTAACAAAGATACCTTCATCAATTTTACCTGATGCTGCATACGATTGCAGTTCTGTTAATACACGACGAAAATCTGGAAAGTGTTTTTCAATAACTTTTGCTAGGACCTGTTTGTCGTAATCAACACTTTCGTTGGAAAGTATTTCCTGAGTACGTTTAAAGAAATCCATTGCCAGTTTTGGCCTTTCGGTTTGTTCAATACTAAAATCAACTTCTGAGAGTCTAGATCTTAGGGGACTGATGATACGATTTTTGAAATTACAAGTAAATATAAATCCACAATTGGAAGAATATTCCTCAATGAAATTACGCAGGGCTGGTTGAACACTAGTTGCATTCAAATAGTCTGCTTCATCAAAGATAACATATTTACGACCCGTGCCTGTCAGCGAGACAGCTGAGGCGAACGTAGAGATATCGTATCGGAGGGTATCGATATTGACATTCAAGGAACCATTTTTAACGATGTAATCACAACCAAGCTCATCGAGCATTGCCTTTGCAATAGTTGTTTTACCTACGCCTGGTCCACCAGTCAATAAAAGATTTGGGATATTTCCATCAGCAACAAATTTTCGGAATGTTTCCTTCATTTGTTCTGGCAGAATTGTGTCTGCGATTTGTTGTGGGCGGTATTTTTCTACCCATAACACTTCATTTGCTTTCGCATTTATCATAATTAATCACCATAAAACATAATATAAAAAATTGAGGGCGGGGACTAGGCATAACCTTGGTCCCCTATTCTCGAGATAAGTTCGGTAATTTAAGAAATCACCTTGTCAGCCAATTCACCTTCGGCTGGCATTTGGACGTCAACACCTTGTTCAGCAACAGAAGAATCCTGTTGTTGTTGAGGAGCATTTTGTCTTAGATATGTTTCTACTTTATTTCGTAACATACCAACACCAGCAAGTTCTTGTCCTTGGAACCCGCCTCTTTGTGAACAAACATCAATAATCTGTAATAGAGTACTGAGGTCACCGAGAGTAATACTCACCGGTTGTTCTTGTTGGCCATTTGGTTGGCCGAAGTTACCATTCACTGGTTCGTTCATATTATTCACCTTTATTATAAGTCGACTTTGAATCAATCGCCACATAGTATGTGACACCTTTTCCTTTGAATTCAGATATGCCTTTTGAGCATATTGTTACCTGATAGTCCAAAGGTAGTAGTTTAAGATTATCGGTTTTAATGATAACATTAAACTTATCGGCAGTCTCGCCAATTTCCACGCCAAAGTCATCTGCGTTTTCATTGGAACTGTCGATAGCTTTGAGATAACATTTGCCGCCTTCGCCTACAAAAGCCACCTCAGAGAATTGTAATACACCTGCCGCCTTAAGTACGGAAGATAAATCTCCCTCAGAAACATTTACAGTCACATCAGCCGAAGGAAGTGTTATTTCCTTTTCTGGTGGTGTGTGAATCATGGAAATGTCAGCGTAGACATATTTTGTTCGACGCTTTCCTTCAGAGATTACAAAGTATTTATCTCCAAATTCAACATCGGGTTCGTTATACAAAGACAAAATTGACAAGAATCGTGAAAGGTCGTAAACACAAGCCTGTGATGGCATTGTATCTGGAACTTCTGCGATTGCAATTAGTGTCTTTTCTGGCGTAATAGTTTTAATTGTATTACCTGCACTCAATAGAATACTCTTATTGATTGCTGTAAACGATTTTAAAACGTTCAGCGTTTCATTAGAAAATTTCATAATATATAGTCTCCAAGTTTATTTTCATTTTCATGTGGTATTATATACCTATTTAGATGATTTGTCAATAGGTTTGTACGTTTTTCTGCTAGAGTTTTTGTCTGCAGTTGCCGACACTCCTAATTGACCAATCGAACCCATGTTACCTCTAAAAATATAAGAACCAACATGATTGATTTGCATCCAGGGACACATCCAAACTTTTAAATCTGCTTTACGAGCCATTTGACAGAAGAAATAATCCTCTGAAAGATAGCGTTTGGATTCAGGGTCAATAACACAATCGAAATATGCGGTAATGTCCCTCGCACCGTCAAAGTTGTCAGTACGGATGTGATCGGGTTTGTATTTAAGTTCTGGATACGCGTCGCGATATTTTTCCAGAGCACTTTTTGCGATAAGCATAAAGCCTGTTCCGGCCTCGGACACTTCAACTGGTTCCCCAAGTTTAAATGATTTAGTGCCTTTAACAGGATTAAATACAAAGTCAGATGTGAATTGTTCTAGTTTAAATGGATTTTCCTTACCATGTCCTTGTTCAGCTGCCTTAGCAACTTTTTCCCAAGCAATTGTTTTCTTAGGATAAGGACCAGTTACAATGTCATATTCATCTGGGTTTTGGATATTTAACGCAAGTAATGCTAGTACATCTTTAGGATTAAAACCTATATCAGAGTCAATAAACATTAAGTGAGTACAATCACTTCTCATAAATTCGTCTACAATATAGTTCCTAGCTCTTTGTACTAGACTCTCGTTAAATAAAAAATAATATTTAAGTGGGATTTGATGTTGTGCACAAAGCATACTCAAATCGTTTGTTGATTTTGTATATAAACCACCACACTGGCCACCATACATAGGTGTTCCAATGAATATTTTATATTTTCTTAGCTCTTCTGTCGCTACTTCAATTTGCATTATTTAGTTCCTATGGAAGTCTCGGCGCAGCAGGAGTTTTAAAATGTTTATTAATCATTTCCAATTTGTCTTCATACTCTGCTATGAGTGCCAATTCCTTTTCGATTGTTTCCATGATATCTGGATGTTCTGCTACACCAACATGGGATTCCAATAGAACCTCCACATTAATTTTGTGTGTTTCAATATGAGCTTGAAAGTGTAATTCCGAAGCTGATAGTATTCTGTCTTTTAAGTTTTGCATTATTTAGTTCCTATATTATAACACATCTTTGGTTATTTGTCAACACGATATGTATCATTAAGTTGTATTGCTTTTTCTAGCAATGCCAATAGAGAATCATTCCTTGATTCCTCTACAAAGGCTTTTGTATCTTTTGGGAAGCAATTACCACCGAAACCAAATTGACCATCAGGTCCTGGAACATTCATATGTGAAGGTCCAATTCTTGGTTCGTGAGCCAATACTCCAATGAACTCTTCCCAAGGTGTGCTCATAGAATAAGTATTATACAATTCCCTCAGTTCATTAAAGAATACAACTTTAGTTGCTAACCAACTATTCATTGTATATTTGAGAAAACTTGCTGCCTTTATATCTAGTTTAAACGAAGGTACCGGTTTTACAAGGCTGTGTTTTGTATACATCTGTTCGACCTTGGTACATGCGTCCCAGTCACCACCAAAAATTTGGAATGGTGGATTAATGAAATCGTCATTTGCATTTGCTTCAGTTAAAAATTCTGGGTTATATACGATTTGTAATTGAGTGTAGGTATTCACGAAGCCTTCCAAAACACTTGGTGCGACTGTTGATTTGACTACAACAATACCCTCGTATTTTTCTTTATTAAGAGTTTTTAATGTGTCTCTAATAAGGTCTGCGTTAACACTACCGACTGGGCCATCAGCTGTTGCTGTTTCTCTTGTTGGTGTCGGTAAACAAATAAACATTACATCAGGATTTAGTCCTACCAAATCCATTGTGGTAAGATCTGAAAATCGTGGGTCAACCACAAAAGTATCTACTGTACTAGTTTCAAATCCATTTGCTACAGCACCACCGACAAATCCTTTGCCGATAATTCCAAGTTTAAGTGATAATCCTGGCATGGTAAGTTTCATCTGCCTTGGCGTTTTAAACGCTCTAATATTTGTTGCTTGTTCCATTTTGTCTCCATAATATAAAATTAATCAAGTTTTTCTGCACGTTCAATTGCTTGTAATCTTAACACATCAGCTAAGATATCCCAAGCACTATCGTGTGCTTTAAAAGTTTTATCCCAAAGTTGTGTATCTTCAATAGGACAGAATCCATTTTTGCGAGGGAAATCCAATTTCGCATCAATCCAAGATCTTGTATCTCTAAGGGACCAATGTGGCAAGTATTCCATCACTTGATTTTTCTTTCCAATTGCTTCGAATAATCTCCATAGTATAATCGGATCGAAAGAATTACTTCTTGACCACCAGTTAGAGATTTTTCCGTGTGGGATTAGGTATGATATAAACTGTTCAGCAAATTGTTCTAAGCTGATATCTGTTGCTTTCGGTACGATATTCTTACGAACATCAGATGGTTGTGATTCCCAGAATGCGACAGTGCTTTTATCAATAGTAAAATTGTATAGAGAAACTTGTTCCCTAATATCGAATTTGTATTTTTGGACTGACTGAATGTCACCGAAATTGTAGGGTTTGTCGGAAGTAAATTTGTCCCAATCAAATACCAATGCTGACATGTCTATGACGACACAGTTATTGGTATCAATACCCATTGTTTCAAAGTCAATAATGCAGTGCTTCATAATATAAATTCCTCATTTGTTGTACCATTATACACTATTTTGTACATAATGTCAACCATTATCTATCAACTTATTTATGTAAGTTTTTAGATTGTGTTTTGGAGACCAGCCTAGGTCCCGTGTTTTTTCTGTAATGACACTAGCAGACATACGATTGCCTTTTCTAGGTGGTAGTTGTTTGGTACGAGTGTTAAACATTCTAGCTACATCAGCCACAGTGTATTTTTCTGGATGGCCAATACCATATTCATCACCCTGTCCCTTGTCACCTATCAGTACTAGAGCGTCTACAATATCATCTATATAAGTGAAATTTCTTTCCTGGGTACCAGGCATTACAATTGGTAGAGCCTTGCCATCAGATTTTAATTTTGCATATTTTGCAATAAGTGTCGCGTATGGTCCATCTTGTATTTCTCTAGGACCGTATACATTATAAAAGTATGTAATTGCATAATCAATTCCAAACCACTCACCATATTGTTTTACCAATTCAGTATTACGAGCTTTGGACCAGGCATAAGGACTCATTACATACCCATCATCCGTGTCAGCAAATTTAGTACTGGAACCTGAATAAACAAGTTTTGCATTCCATGCACGGACACATTCCAATACTCTTGTTGTGCCTTCACAATTAAATTTATGAACCAATTCAATATCGGCAAATGATTGTTCGACCCGAGAATATTCACCTAAATGATACACTCTGTCAATATCAGAGAATCTTTCCGGTGATAGATTCGTAGTACAATCCTCGACATATGTAACTCCGTCCACATGATTTTCTACTGAGCCAGTAAAATAATTATCATATGAAATTACATCATGTCCTTCAGATACAAGTCTTTCAGCAAGATGACTTCCTACAAAACCTGCACCACCTGTTATTAGAATTTTAGCCATGGATTGATGTTCTCCCTTCTGGAAATTCATCTGCCTCGAACTGAGGGTCTGGATATTGTTCATCAGTATTCCAGTTACGCATTAGTTGCATTCCATAATTATCTACTTTATTTACGATTGGTACATCTTTTTTCAAAATAAGAGGATTCTGTCTAGCAGGATATCCATCTTTATTCATAATCGCATTGAGATCTACATGGTGATGTACTCTGCCATATCTCTCAACTAGTGTCACACAATCAGGGTGCATTTCTTTTAACATTTTTGATTTGTTATATGCTGGATCATTTTCACCTTCACCAGAATAATCCTCATATACCTCAGTTGTGTTTCCACCTTTTACTGTTCCGGTTCTTAATTTGCCTTGAACAAATGCATACATTAATACTGTACACAAACCTTCCTTAAGGACACGAATACTCAGATCTACATCCTCGTTAAACTTGCCTCTCCATTTATGCGGGCAGTTATTATCAATTAAAATACACGACATCATTCTTGTATTTAGTATGAATGGCTGATATGGGCATGGGTCAACAACAAAGAATTTATATTGGAAAGATGCCAATGCAACATTTTCATATCTGTCAACAAAATCCTCAGTAGCCCTAAAAATACCAGAGCCATTCTCTACACGATATCTTTTGTTTTTATGTAATCTTACGAACCCATCAATGTTATCGTCCATTAACCAATGTCTAGCATGACCATTGGCTTGGGAGTGTTCCCAACACCAGTTCCTGGCAGGGCCTGAGCCTTTGCCATGGTTACTGAATGGTAATTCCAATACAGTTCCTAAATCGCCTGCGGCACTTGTAGCTTTGACATAAACATCATATTCTTGTGGTTCAACCGCGATGTAATATGGTATGCCCATTTTTTCCAATGTCTTTGCAGTATGTCTTGTATCTGCTCTACCTTTACTAATAATATAGATAGGATATTTTGGATTAAAATGATCTGTGTCAGTTTCGACATATCTGTTTGTCATATTTTCTTCTCTGCCTCTAGCAGGATAATAGACAACGTTTGTTTTCTTTGTTAGATTATATTCCATTTTATCACTGAAATGATTCCTATCTTCTTCTGATTTGAATTTAACAGCGATTTGTTTAAATACATCTTTTTTCTTTGCTTGAAAGGTTGGCATACCAGCTGCATACCATTGTACGTACTGATTACGCCATTCCTTTTGAAGTTGTTCTTGAGTTTTTACTGGTGTATACATTATAATAGGTCCAATAGGCCATTCTCTTCACGGCCAGCTTTATAAACTACATCCTTAAGTTTCGGCATTGGTTTTTCATCAATCGCCAACATAAAGTTAATATAGTCTTGTTCAGTTTCAAAGTTTACAAAAAGTGTCTGCCAATCCTCTGGGAACTCAGCATCAACTTTTTTCCTATTTACTTGTGGTTTATATTCCTCTGCTTCCTCACCTAGGAATCCACCTAATGTGTCAGTAATATTCTCATCAGAAACATATCCAACCAAATCGTCATATTCGGCTGCTGTATCCTTTGTGTATTCTTTTAAAATTTTATCATTCATAATTTAATTTACCTCTGAAATATATTTAGTAATTTTACGCAACCTTCTTGAGTCTCCATTTTGGGAAAGTCTTTGCCTTACATCTGTAAGATACACCATCAGTACTCATTTTATATTTCTTTGCGACCTTAGAAGGAGAAGTATATGTTACGCCCTCTATTATATAGTCAAATTTTCTAGCTGGGGTTGCGGCCCAAGGCACTAATTTAATACCTGCTGCCTTATATGCATCTCTCCAAAATAGATTATCATATTTTTTCAATGTGATATTCTCTTCTGAAGTAGTATAGTGGCCTCTCATTCTAGACATTAATAGTCCTTTAATAAAATTATCACTCTTGCCTCTGTCAAACGCACTAAGGATATCTTGTACAGATTTTGTTCTACTGAAATAGTGTTCATAACATGGTCTGTATTTAGCATCCTTCGCCCTTTCAGCCATTGCCTTTTCAGAGATATATCTCACTGGCATTCGTCCAGCTGCAAACAAGGAATTT